TGTAGTACGTTTAGTAGTCAACTCACCTCTTGATACTTCTACTATTTAATAAGTAGAATTAAAATGTGGTCATCAAACCTCATCAATTATTGGTGGGGTTTTTTCTTTACGCTACAATAAAACTAAATTACTTTATGGATCGTGGCAGCAACTATAGATGCAACTATAAAAGGAGCAAATGCTAATAGCTATGTCACATTGACTGAAGCTAACAGCTACTTTGAAACCGTTCCAGACTCAAGCACTTGGACAAATAAGACAGATGACCAAAAGAATAGATCACTAATATCAGCTACTAGATGGATTGATGGATTTGTATTTTATGGAGATAGATGTGATTCTGGACAAGCATTAAAGTTTCCAAGAAATAACTATCAGGTTGATGGAGTGGAACTTGCCTGTTCTGCTATTCCTCAAAATATTAAGTATGCACAGTTTGAATTAGCAAGAGCATTGGCAAATGACACTGGAGCTATAACTGGTACCACTGGAAAAGATGGTAATTTCAGTGAAGTAAAATTAGGTGACTTGCAGGTTAAGTACAACACAGAAAGTCAGGGAACTGGTTCTATAAATAATATTATGGATGTTTACCCGTGGCTACAAAGTTATCTCGGAGCGTATATGCTGGGTGGAGCAGGTAGTTTTCAGATGAGAGTGGTTAGAGGATAATGGCAGGACAATTAGACAGTTTATTCAAGAATGTTGCCAAGCAGATAGTCTCTGATTTAGGTACTTCTTTAGATACGACAATATCCTATATAAGAAAAGGACAGTCAAGCTATGACATAAATACTGGAAAGGAGATAAGCGTCAACACTACTTTTTCAGATTTAAAGGTACCTATTGAGTTTATAAGATCTGAAGATGACTTATCACTGGAAATAAGACAGGCAAAGATTTACATAACACCTGATCTTATAGGAGATAACCAGCCAAATAAAGCAGATGAGATAATATTGAATTATGCAGGTGCCAACAGGACTGCACAGATAATCACTATTGACACCAAAAAAGGTGGTCAAACTTATCTATTCACATTATTAGTTAGGTTCTAATGAGTAACACTCCCATAACTGATAGCATAAGAAAAGAAACAAAAGCAGAGTTAAACGCTTCGCTTAACGCTTTTGTCAGACGAGCTTTGTCAGACTTGCCAGGCCAGAGTCCTCAATATACAGGTTTCCTTGCTTCAAGCTGGACGGCTGATACAACAAGACCACAACCGACAGATTCAATAGAACCACCCTGGACACAAGTAAAATCAGACTTGGATAGAAAGTTAAAAAGAAGTCCTATAATAAGGCCCAGATATAGGTCTGTACCTAAGTTTAAGTTCGGACAAACTATTTTTGTAGGCAATAAAGCTGAGTATGCAAGATACGCTTTAGGTTCTGACAACAGTAATATACTTCCCTATTTTGAACAACTAAAAGATATAGCTGAGTTAGTGTTCAATCGTAAACCTGATTTACGAATAGCTGCTACTCAGGTCTTACCTCCAGGAGAGTCAACAGGAAGAGAAGCACCAGCACAGGGTTCAAGGTATAAGAGAATATGACCTTAGTAAATGCCAGAGCAGCTTTTGAAAAAGCTATCACAGACTCAGTTAATGACACTGATCCAACAATAAAGATCATCTATGATAATGTTCCGCAGACCCTACCTGGAAAAGACGTAACTTACATATCTGTATCAATAACTTTCAGTCAATCAACTGTTCAGGCACAGGGAGCATCCGCTACATATTATTCTGGTGCTATTCAGTGTAATATTTATGTACCCAAAAATAAAGGTACTGCTGTGCTATCTGCTGTAGGTGAATCTGTCATAACAGGCTTAACCTCCATAAATGCTTCAGACTATGTAGATACCTTCAGTTGTAAACCCAGAGTTGAAGAGATAACTGGTCCAATACCCGTAGAAGTTGAAAACAGATCACACTTCCTGGGTGTTCTATCCTGTGCTTTTTCTGCCAATTCGTAGTATATTAGAGTAGCAATCTAACAGAATTATGACCAGAGCCATTGACCTTTTAAAGAATAAGTTTGGAGTAAGTCAGCTATATAAATATGACATAAAAGACTCTGAAGATAATATCGTGCTTACTGTTCACTGGCACCCACTTACAATAGCTGAACGTGAAATGATTCAGAAAAAGAGTGGAACGGAAGATTCAGCCGATTTTGCGTTACAGCTAATGATAGAAAAAGCGTTAGATAAAGGTGGTCAAAGATTATTTGCAGATGGTGATAAGGCATCTCTTAGAAGAGAGGTTGCAGCAAGTGTGTTACAGGAAATTCAGTTACAAATGCTTCAGGCAGGTTTAGGACAGGAGGTTGAGGAGGCAAAAGCCGACTTGAAAAGCGAATCCTGATTGGTTTTTTATCTACTCACTGGCTAGTGAGCTTAAATTAACTGTTGTGGATCTGTGTAGCAAACTAACTGTAGAAGAAATGATTGGTTGGGCTGCCTTTTATGAAATACGTAACGATAATTTGAAAAAACAAGAGAATAAGGTCCAAAGAAGAAGCGTTATTCCCAGATCAAGGTAGAATAGAATATAAGTTTGTCTAATTAAGGCTAAATGGCACAGAAAGATATAACGCTAAGAATAAAAACAGTAGAGAAGGAATTAAATAATACCCTTAAGAAGATTGGTAAGTTAGAGACTCTTGTAAATAAATTAAGTAAAGCTCAGATAAAGCTACGTGCAGATAAGGCCAAGAAAGAGATAAAAGCAGTAGTAACAGAAGCTCAAAAAGGTGAAGCAATAGTAGCTAAACTATTTAACCCATTTAGAACTGATGGATTTGGGAGATCTATAGGTAAAGTACGGGATCAGTTAAGTCAGGTTAGAGCAGCTTTTGATGCTGCCAACAGTGCAGCCGATAGACAGAAACGTGCTACTGCTTTAATTGCAGGTAATTTTAAAAAGATAAGAATGGAAGCCGTTGCCTTTGCAATGGCAAGCGGAGATAAAAAATCCTTAAATCCAGGTGCTACAGGAGGAAATGTAAAAGCCAGGCTTAAAGAAATAGAGGCATTTCCAAAGACTATTCTTGCTGGTAGAGAAGCTATGGGCCTTCTCAACAGAATGTTGGAACTAGCAGAAGTTAACTCACAAGACTTTTTGGATATAAATAAAGCTATAGGAAAACAACTTAAGCAAAACGCTGATATACAAAGAGCAGCAGATAAAGCTGCTGGATTAGACACAGTTAAAAAGAAAACAAAAGCTAAAAAGGATGAAGAAAAGACAGATAGAGAGATAAACCGAAGAATACAAAAAAGGATTCAAATAGAAAAAGATTTAAACAGAGTTCGTGAGAAAAGAAAAAGGCAACAAGAGCTAGAGATTAGAAATCAAAAGCGTGCTGCCGATCAAGCAAAACGTACCAAATCCAAAAGGCGTCAAAGCCAGTTATTAGGGGCAGGTTTTCCTCTACTGTTCGGTGGCGGACCTGGAGCAGTAGGAGGTAGTTTACTCGGATCGTTTTTTGCTCCAGAAGGTGAGGAATTTGGTGGTCAGATATTTGGTAGTGCGATTGGAACTGTCTTAGAAAGAACACTGCAAAGAGTTAATCAGATAGGAAATGCTGTTCAAAATTTAAACTTAGATAATTTAGAGCAATCTGGCATAAGAGTAAATGCAGAGCTCGAAACCACAGTTAAACGACTTAAACAGGCAGGAGAATTTGAGCAAGCTGAGAAAGTCTTATTAGATCAAGTTAATAAGCAGACTGGAGCTTTTGGTGATGTAGTTCCAGATGTAGCTAATAATATAAATATATTAGTAAGTGTCTTTGATGAATTTTTAGCTGCTGCTGGTGTTACGCTAGGTATTATATTCACGCCTATAATAACGGGATTAGCAGCTATTGTAAAACTAGTAAATATAACGCTTCAAGGGTTTAACAGGTTAGTTTCACTTATATTTACTGGTTTGAAAATTGCTGTAGAAGAACTAATTAAACTATTTCCTGGAGGCGAGCAAGCTCTTGAACGTATAAACAAATTAATTGAGGGTACAAATAAAGGTGCTGACGAGTTGACAGTAAGATTTAATGAATTTTTAGATGGATTGAAAGAGGAAGAAGAGACTATAAGAGAAAAAATATTATTAGGTGAACAGGAAGCAGCTATACAGGAGAAGATACGAGACGCTGTAGCTGAATATGGAAAAGATAAGAAAGAACAGATAGAGTCTGCGGTAAGAGCATTAGCAAAAGCTGAAGAGGAGTTAAAACAGGCAGAAAAAATAAGAGCACTGTTTAAGAGTATAGGTCAGACAATAGAAGATGGTTTAGTCGATGCTATAGATGGTGCGATAAACAAAACAAAGACTTTAGGTGACGTAGCTAGAAGTGTGTTTAGGCAAATTCAAAGATCATTAATTCAGTTTGGGGTAAATTCTCTCTTGGGGGGAATATTTGGAGGTGGAATACCAGGATTAGGATCAGGTAATAATATGGCTTCTCAAAGGTTAGTTAATCCTGTTACTGGTAGCCTAAAGACTACAGATGTTTTACCTGGTTTGGGTGTACAAGCTGGTGACAGGTTAGCAGGATCAAGGAGTGCAGGGTTAAGAGCAGATGGTGGTCCAGTTAGACGAGGTGGTGCTTTTATTGTTGGAGAACGTGGGCCAGAATTATTTACACCTGGAGTATCAGGAATGATTACACCAAACCATGCTCTTGGTGGATCGACTAGTGTTGTAGTAAATGTAGATGCTTCTGGTTCTGCTGTTGAGGGTGATGAGCAAAGAGGTAGAGAATTAGGTATTGCTATATCAGCAGCAGTACAATCTGAAATAGTACAACAAAAAAGACCTGGAGGTTTACTTGCGTAATGGCTACCTTTCCCTCAATAATTCCAACATACGGTCAGCGAAAAAGATCAAAACCATTTACTCGAACCATACGATTCGCTGATGGGTTTGAACATAGAATCTTATTTGGATTAGCAGAACATCAAAATCCAAAAATATTTAATTTAACTTTTGAAGTCTCAGAGTCAGATGCAGATATAATAGAAACTTTTCTTGATGCGAGGGCAAATGATAGTGCCAGCTTTACTTTTACACCACCTGGAGAAGCAAGTGCCTCTCAATTTGTTTGTGAATCTTGGACTAAATCAATACCATATTTAAATAGAGCCACGATACAGGCAACATTTAGGGAGGTGTTTGAACCATGAGTACTGGTCCTGTTTTCAGTGAAGTTCAAAAG